CATTTGCACAATCTGGTGCTGCATCTGGTGGCGTTACCGATAACGGTCTCCAACTGAACTCCAACCGTTACTACAGACGTGTTGCTGTCAAAAATTTGATGTGATATCATTCACATTTATTCAAGACCTCCGAAAGGAGGTCTTTTTTTTATAAATAAAAATGTAAGAACTATTTGTGAACGATGCCAAGACCAATAACTAACACTACTGGATTTTATGGAGAAGGAAGAACTAAAAGAAGAGCAGAAAATCATAGAATAAATGTAAGAAGGCGTAGAGATGAAAGAAAGCAACACTTAGTTGATCATTTTGGCGATAAATGTCACGATTGTGGTAATAGTTTTCCAGTGTGTTGTTATGATTTCCACCATGTAGACCCATCTAAAAAATCTTTTGAAATTGCTCCAAGGTTAGATGGTAATTTAGAAACTATCATGGAGGAAGCAAAAAAGTGTATAATGATATGTGCAAATTGTCATAGAGTTCGTCATTATAAAGACAACCGATAAATAATTAGAAAAAATGGCAACATCAAATATTTTTGATAAGCAAATTCAAAACAGAAATTTTCTTTCACCTACTGGGTTTGAATTTACTTTAAATAGAGCACCAAAAGTTGCATTTTTCAGTAATGCAGCAAATATTCCTGGATTAAATTTAGGTGTAGCAATTCAACCAACGTATCTAAAGGATATTGATACTCCAGGAGATAAAATTCAATTTGAAGATTTTACATTAAGATTTATAGTTGATGAAGATCTTAAAAATTATATGGAAATCCATAATTGGATTAAGGGATTGGGGTATCCAGAAAGTCTAAACGAAATCTATAGTTTACAGAAAGAAAAAAAATATTCAAATTCATATAAAAATGATGTAATGAATATTTACTCAGATGGTACACTCACAGTTCTTAGTAGTTCATTTCGACCAAATTTCTGTATAAAATTTATCGACCTCTGGCCATACAGTTTGACAACTTTAAATTTTGACGCAACAGATACAGATGTTCAATACTTTACAGCAGAGGTAACTTTCAAGTATACTATCTACAATATAACTGATTTGAGTGGCAATCCCCTATGACGATTGATCTTGATAAAATTCAAGAAATGTGGGAGAAAGATTCTAAAATAGATCCAGACAATTTGCATAATGAATCTTTAAATATACCAGTTCTTCATGCAAAGTATTTTGAACTTTATAACACTATCTTTCTTTTGAGAAAAAAAGCAGAGCAACAAAAAAGAAATATTAGGCACGAACGATACGAATATTATTCCGGAAAAGCAGATCCAGAAACTTATATCGACAATCCATTTCCTAAGAAAATTAGAGATAAGGATACTATGCAGAAATATTTGGATGCAGATGAAAAACTTTCTACAGTATGTCTTAAGATAGATTACTATGATACAATGCTTGTTTATATCGAAAGTATTCTTAAAATGATTCAAAATAGAACTTATCAAATTAAAAATTCTATTGAATTTATGAGATTTAACGCTGGACTGGGGTAAATAAATATTACCAGATGCATGGATTTATGTGATTGATACTACAGCAAACCTTGTTATATCAAAATCCAACGAAGTATTTTTAAAAGTCAATACAGAACCTCACATCGAATATGAGTTAAGAGACCATTTTAAGTTTGAGGTTCCTAATGCAAAATTTATGCCACAGTATCGTGGTAAGAATTGGAATGGAGAAATTCATTTATATGATATGAGATCCAAGCAAATCTATGTTGGTTTACTCGATAAGCTTGTATCCTTCTGTAAGCAATATGGATACACTTATAAATTTGAAGATAATAGATTTTACGGAACACCTTTTGAAGTTAATGAGGAGATCTCATATGAAGGTGTTAAGGATTACATGTATTCCATTTGTGCTCATACTCCCAGGAAATACCAGATTGAGGGAGTATATGGTGCCCTAAAGCATAATAGAAAACTATTGATAAGCCCCACTGCCAGCGGCAAATCACTGATGATTTATTCCCTTGTAAGATATTATGTGGATAAAGGCGAAAAAATTCTTTTAGTTGTTCCAACGACATCTCTTGTAGAGCAGATGTACAAGGATTTCCTTGATTATGGTTGGGATGCTGATTCATACTGCCACCGTATCTATTCTGGTAGAGAAAAAACGAATGAATATCCAGTAACAATTACAACTTGGCAATCAATCTATAAACTGGAGCGTTCATTCTTTGAAGATTATGGATGTATTATAGGTGATGAAGCGCATTTATTCAAGAGCAAATCATTAGTTCAAATAATGACTAAACTTCATCATGCTAAGTATCGTTTTGGTTTTACTGGTACTTTAGATGGAACTCAAACTCACAAATGGGTTCTTGAAGGATTATTTGGCCCATCATATAAAGTCACAAAGACTGATGAATTGATGCGACAAGGACATCTTTCACAGTTGGATATTCAATGTATTGTTCTCAAGCATAATCCACAAAAGTTTGAGACTTATGAGGATGAGATACAATATTTAATCTCTCATGAGAGAAGAAATAATTTTATCAAAAATCTTTCACTTGATTTGAAGGGAAATACTCTTGTACTTTTTAGTAGAGTAGAGGCGCATGGAGCAATACTTTATGAGAAGATAAATAATAGTAAGCGAGATGAACGTAAAGTATTCTTTATTCATGGTGGCGTAGATACAGAAGAAAGAGAACAGGTAAGGGAAATTACTGAAAGAGAGAACAATGCAATAATTGTTGCTTCTTATGGAACTTTTTCTACAGGTATTAATATTAAAAACCTCCATAACGTTATCTTTGCTTCACCCAGTAAGTCAAGAATACGAAATTTACAATCAATTGGAAGAGTACTTAGAAAAGGAAAAAATAAAACTAAAGCAGTCCTCTACGACATTTCTGATGATTGTACATTTAAATCAAGAAAGAACTATACTTTAAATCATTTAATCGAAAGAATTAAAACTTACAATGAAGAAAATTTTAATTATGAGATAATCACAATACAACTTAAAGACTAATGATTGAAGACGATTTTTATGCAACAGTAAAACTTAAAACAGGCGAAGAAATCTTTTGTAAAGTGGCTGCTTCAGAAGAGGATGATAGAACTATGTTGATAGTTTCAAATCCAATAATAGTTTCTGAAATAAAAAGTAGAAATGGAACAATAGGATACAAAGTAGAGCCATGGTTAAAAACAACAAAAGAAGATATGTTCATTCTGAATCTTGAAGACGTATTAACTATGACAGAATCATCTGATATAGAAATGATAATGATGTATCAAAACTATATTCGTCAGTCTACAAAAGAAGGTAAACACTCCAAAATCAATCGTAGAATGGGATATCTTGCTAATGTTAATGATGCTAAAGAGATTTTAGAAAAGCTTTATAAAAATAGCTAAAGCTAATCTTATCAACCTCCACAAAGGTAATTGTACACTGTTTTAGATACCTTGTCAACTATTTGTAAAGATGGTATAATCTATACATAATAATGATAAAAACTTATGATTACCACAGCAGTTATGACCAAGAGAAAGAGGTCAGAGCATTATGTAAACAATAAAGAGTTTCTTGCTGCTCTAATTAAGTATCGTGAAGATAAAGAAATCGCAGAGATTCAAGGAAAACCAAAGCCTCCCATTCCTCGCTACATTGGAGAGTGTTTCCTGAAGATTGCTAATCACCTATCATTCAAACCAAACTTCGTGAACTATATGTTCAAAGAGGATATGATTTCTGATGGCATTGAAAACTGTGTTCAGTACATTCACAACTTCAATCCAGAGAAGTCGCAGAATCCTTTCGCATACTTTACTCAAATTATTCACTACGCATTCCTTCGCCGCATTCAAAGAGAAAAGCGTCAGTTAGAAATCAAGAACAAAATCCTTGAGCGTTCTGGATATTCTGAAGTATTTGAGAGCGGCAGTATTGACGGATCAGATTACTCAGACTATAATAGCATTAAGGATAATGTCCACTCTAAACTTCGTTATTGAATGAAAGTCGCTATTATTACCGATCAGCACTTTGGGGCAAGAAAGAATTCTAAACTCTTTCATGATTATTTCTTAAAATTCTATAATGACGTATTTTTCCCTACACTCGAAGAGCAAGGGATTACTACTATTGTAGATATGGGAGATACTTTTGATAGTCGTAAAGGAATTGATTTCTCTGCTTTATCGTGGGCAAAGAATAACTATTATGACCGTCTCCAAGAGATGGGAATAAAAGTTCATACTATTGTTGGTAATCATACTGCTTATTATAAAAACACCAATCAAGTAAACGCGGTTGATTTGCTATTGCGAGAATATGACAATGTGACTGTATATTCTGAACCAACTGAAGTGATGTTGGGTCAACTACCTACAC